CACTGGGCAAAAGCGCGCTGCCTTCCTCATTCGTAGTTTATACGAATCGAAGAGTTGCTGGCACGCATTACCTAGAAGTCGAGAACTTGGGGCCATGAAAGACCATAAATTAAATATGTCCAAGGAGGGCAGGATCTCACAGAATGCAGTCTATTGGATCAGACGTGCAGTAGATCTCATAATTCCTCCTGTCGGTAATAAACATCACATCCCCTACAAAGGGGGGAGGTGTGTACCGACACATTCCTCATGCTTCCAACGCACAAAAGCGCGGGGAGGCAACCACCGAGAGGTGGTTATAGAACGTGAGGGTCTAGCAGCTTTTCCAGGCTTAATGGATAACTTCTCAAAGGAACAATTTAAAAAATGTTCCATAAATAGGAGGAGCCATCAGGTCATATATCATTCCCTGCCCGAGCCAGGGAAATATAGAATTATAACCAAAGGGCCAGCAAACCTCTATACAGGGGTTCGGCCTTTCCAAAGGTTTATTCTAAATTGTTGGAAAAGGAGCCGGTTCGGGACCATGAGTCCTGACTTTGAGCACCAGTACCATGAACGTATGTTCAGGGATCCTGATCTCGAAGGTAGCCCGGATGATGGTGAAAGCTATTGTTCTGCGGATTATGATGCCGCTACCGATAAACTAAAGATGCAAGCAACTCAAGTATGCATAGATAGAATCCTTGCGAACTTGGGATGGAGTTTTCTCCACCCCCAGTACGCGGAACTCTACATGTGCGTCAAAGAGTGCTTGGCTCCAGCTATAATTTGGTACCCAGATGGCGAAATTCTACGCCAAAAAGGAGGACAACTTATGGGGAACCCGCTAAGTTTCCCCCTACTCTGTATAATCAATCTCAGCTGTTATATGAGGCTGAGGAGATTCCCTGAGAAGGAAAACTGGCGATACATGCGAACTCGCATGTTCGTGAACGGTGACGACATTGTCTTTAGAGGAAGCGAGGAGGATTTCAGACTCTTTAAAGAGTTCGCAGGAGATGTAGGACTCGTGATTAATACGTCTAAAACGTATATACACAAGAAATACTACCTGTTAAACTCCGTTCTGGGCATTAAAGGCAGCACGGTTGGTTATTATAACCGCGCCCTAGCCTTAGGACATAGGGTTAAGAGTGAGCCATTACGTCTCATTTCTCAAGCCCGATTAGTCCAAGCCCAATTATTAGAGGGAAACCCCCCTGAGTTCCAGAAGAAATTAATGTCAATATTCTACCGAACACTCAGGACAAAAATGGGACAGATCATCCCAAATACAAAGTACCACCCGTCCTATTTCCTCCCAAAGAGATTTGGAGGACTTGGGTTACAGGAACTAAGTGGCAAGCAGTTTTATTTAACCAACCGTCAAAGAGCGGTGGCCACTTATCTGCTACAGAACCCTCATGAGGCCTACTTCATGGAAAAAGCTGGGAATGAGTTCCAGACGTGTAAAAAAGCTTTAGAGCTTTTTAAGCGACTGGGACCACCAACCCGACTTATTCGAAATGAGAAGTTGGCCGAATTCTTACTTATAGGCCCAAACGACTACACCGTTATAGATGAGAAGAAGAGAGAACAACTTCTTCTTAGGTGTTTGAGTACGTTTGCGTGGTCGAAGGAGTCTTGTGTGGATGTCCCTCATACTCTGAGGGTCCATAAGAAGTTGCCGGAAAAGATGTTAGGCTCTGCTATGAGCAGCAGAGACATCCTTTCCTTAACAACGGACTATGTGGAAGTGATTGATAGATGCGTGCCCCAGAAAAGGGCTAGAAACGCAACATTCAAAAACAATACCATACAAGAACTACTAAATAGACCATGCCAAAAAGAACTAATGGCAAAAGTAAGAACAACCCTGGACCTAGTGGTCCCAGGGGAGGAATAGGCAAACGAAGGGTTGCCAAAAAGGACTATAGAGACATTAATGTCCCCTCTGCAGAAAGCAGTATAGTCCGTACCATGAAACCCCATTATGAATATGCCAAGGATGGAAACCTCGTCATAACACATAGGGAATTCTGGTATGATATAACAGGGAGTACTTCGGAGTACACCATGGAGACCTTCGAGCTGAACCCAGCTCAGGAAGAGGTCTTCCCCTGGCTCGCTGGAATAGCAGCCAAATATGAGAAATACCGATTCCACTTCTTGCGTATCAAATACGCATGCAACTGCTCCACGAACACGCCCGGCTTTTTAGGGATGGCGGTTGACGACGATGTCGCCGACCAAAACCCCGATTCAAGATCGGAATTGTTAGCAATGGAGGGTGCAGTCACTGGCCCGGTGTGGCATGAGATGAGTACCTCAATGCCGCTTACGAGCAATAGACAGTGGCGCTATACGCGCGTAGGAAGTTACCCAACGGATACGGACCCCCGAACAAGCGATGCGGGGAAGATCTTTATTGCAAGAGGAAATCAGTCAGCTACTACCGGACTCGGTTCCATGTGGATCGAGTATAAGGTAGAGCTTTCTGTTCCCCAATTGCACATTGATCCTCCCTCTGCGTCAATTTTGAACGGAGGGGCTAATATGTTCGAAACAACCGCCACCCTTAAGGAAGTTGGGATGGGCCTTACTATTAAGGCTCTAAACCAAATGTACTTTAAGCGGCGAGGCGAATATCTCATCGTGGTCACGGGGACGGGGACAAACCCTGTATTTACAGGGTCCCCCACCGTAACCGGAGGAGGTTCAGTAATTGCTTCGAGCAATCTTGCTGGCGCATCATATGTGATCGCCACCTGGGTAGTGTCAGTGCTTGTGAACACAGTTTTAGACTGGAGTTCTGTCCACACTGGCGGGACGTTGACTGGAACCGCAACGCAAATCGGTTCCCGAAAGTACGAACTTTAAATTCCGCACGAGCTGTAAAAGGCTCATAGTTCCTTTTATGTAACTAGATAAGGC